TTATTCAGATACTACCCGCCGCGCAGCGTCGGCGGTGGATTCTTCAGTCAGGGGCGTAGACTTGAATGTCTTATTGAATTCAGCCACAGCCGCCTCAATCAGGATCTGCATTTCCTCAGCGTCAAAGTCGATGCCCTTTTTCTTCAGCAGAGCCTCAGCGACTTCCAGCGCCTTGGACAGCTTGTCCGCGCCGTGAATGGTCTTCCACACCTGTTCCACGAACAGCATGGCCTCACGGGCAATAGAGCGCTTTGTGTCATCGTTGACGTACTTCGTGGCCAGCTGCTTGATGGCATAGCCCAGGCAGCCGAAGATCGCGCACAGAATGGCCGCAATGATCTGCGTACCGTAGTGATAAATGAAATATTCCAGCATAATATAATTCCTCCTTAGTTATGTAGCGGAAGTTTCCGTACTTCCTCCATTACACGTTTCGCAGAGCCGTTGCCTCCGGCTTCTGCATATGGCTCATAAAGATAGTCGTTCAGATTCTCGTATTCATCACGGGTGATATACCCCCGCTCCACGTATTTCATGCCAAGAAATGTGATTCTATCGTGGGCGATTCCTATCAAAAGGCGAGTGCTTGCGCTTTTCTTTGTCCGGCGGGCATCCAGATAGCTCCAGAAGCCCGCCGACCCAATCAGCGTGATTAGAATCGTAACGGCAGTTTTTACCAATTCGTGCATCTCGTTCCTTCTTTCTTATCCATTCCACCGGGCATAGCCGGGACGGGTATCCACATGAATGCCCCAGCCGTACAGCCCAATTCCTCCAGTGTGCCCCATGACTTCCTCCGCTACGGCTTTCATCTCTGCCGGACTTGCGGCACTGTGCAGATCAGCGGCAAGCCCAAACAGATGCTGAGAATTGGACACGCCGCCGACCTCGGCATTGTGCGCCGCACACCGGACGCCGGAGCCGCCGCCGTCCACGATAGAAATTGGGATACCCAGCCGCCGTCTGATTTCGTCCACAGTACGTACCATGGATTCCTGCGGCTCCACCGGGAATCCGCCGCAGTGACCGCAAGGGCACCGGAATTCCTTCCGGGTGAAGTACTTGATGTCGTCCCAGAACGTCCCGGTTTTCGGTGCGTCGCTGCTCTCCGGCTTCTCCACTTTTACCGCCGTCCCGGCGATAGCTCCAATCAGCATTTTCTGGGTAGCCGCCCCCGGTATCCCGTCCACGGTACGCCCGTAGTCGGCCTGAAACGCCCGGATTGCCCCTTGGGTATTCCTGCCCTCAATGCCGTCAATCGTGCCGGGAGAATAGCCCAGATAGGTCAACAGGCACTGAATTTGCTTTACCGTCATACGTTCACCTCTTCCCAGCCCTTGGGGTATGCAGACGGCGACCATACATTATTGCCCATCGTTGAACGGTATACTTTACCGCCTTCCGTGCAGCAGTCGCCCTTATTATAGGGACTGGTAGATATAGCGACGAACGGCAACGCTTTTGCTGGGTCGGTGCTCCACGCAAACCCCCACTGTGCGGGAAGCTCCTCCGGCTCCTGGGTGTAGATAGTGCTGTCATAGGGCTGCAACAGCCGCACCACACGACCGGCCGGGGACAGACATACAAACCCGGCCACACGTTCCAGCATGTTCTTGACGGTACAGGCGGCCTCAAAGTGCGGGATGTCCCGGTCAGCCGCATACAGTTCTGTGCCGGTCATTTCCGGCGCTTTGGCCTGCAAGGCAAGCGCGTTCGCCCGTCCCTGAGCATACATGATGCTTTTTCTTTCCTCTTGTGTCACAGACTGTCAACCCCTTTCTTGTAGGCTTCATCCAGCTCTTTCAGCTGTTCCTCTCCGCCGCTGGCTTTCATTTCCGCGATTTTTGCCAAAATAGCGTTTTTGCGCTCTTCTATGGTCACGAGTTATCCACCCCCAGAGCAGTTTCGATTTCAGTCAACGCAGATTCATATTCGGCATTCTGAGCAACAACCGTCTGGTACTGCTCCCGCTCATACTCCCGCTGTACAGCGTCCAGCTCCGCCCACGGCTTCCACGGGGCGATCATCTCACCGGTAAACACCACGCCATCAGCGCGTGTCCACGTCTGACCCGCCGGGATGAAGCGGTAGCCCTCGATGTAAGCGTCGCACTTACCATCGAATGCGTCTGTCTCGATTGTGGTCAGCCCCTCGGCGGTGGAGGTGTGACACTTAAAACTGGAATCTATGTAAATCGTTTTCATGCGCCGCCCTCCTATTTCATCAATTTGATTTCCGTCGCGGTGTACGTAATCGTCAAATACGCGGTATGGCTACCGCCAAAACCGATACTGTGAAGCCCGGACAGGGCAGATATGTCAACCGTTACCGTGGTAAGATCGGTACCGATTGCTGTCGAAGCAACTACGGACGAACCACTGTACACCTCCAATTTTGTATTGGAGCCGCCCGACGCTTTGCACGTCGCTTGAAGCGTGCTATA